ATCTTCTTCGGATAAGGTATAGTCCCTTTGCGTTTTCTTTTCAGAATCCTTATTTTTCGTTATTCCTTTCATAATTTCACCCCTAAATAAATCAACGCCGGTTTTTACTGGAATTTGCCCGAGAGGAAGCAGTAATACGTAAAATACTGAGGTCTTCTTCCGCGCCCTTTTCACAGACCGTCGCCAAGTTTGCTATCAAGGCGCAGTATTCGACAAGCAGACTGCGGTTTTGGCTGACGGCCTTTACCATCCGAAACAGGGCGGCGGCAATGGCGGGGAAATAGCCGTCGGTTTCGGCTTCGTCAAGGGTGCGCAGCTGCTTTTCAAGCTGTGTAAACAGCGCGTCCGCGGTCTTCGGCAGGCGCTTGCAGTTGGTCTCGCTCAGGAAGCGGGCATAAGCGGCTTCGGTTTCCTTCATGGTAAGCATATTCATTTCTCCTCCTTACGCTACAACAAATCTGCGGGAAGTGGTCGAGCGGGTGAAGCGCTCGGCAAGCTCGGGCATTGCCTTCTTGAACGCCGTGCTGTCAAAGCGGCTGCTCGTCACGCTCTTCCAGGTGATCTTGTAGTCAACGCCGGTCAGCGTGTCCGTGTCCATCGCGGTCATGTGCGCCTTGATGGCGTCCTGCGCGGCTTCAATTTCGGCGGCGAGTTCATCCGCCATCCGGCGCAGCTCGCGAAGCTCATTGACCTTGCTCTGAATCTCTGTGTTGCTCATGGAAATACCCCTTTCATTTTTCGGCGGGGCGTGGTATACTGTCCGCGACCCCTTTTGTGGTTGCGTCCTGCGTTTGCTTTCCACGGCTTGCAGGACGCTTTTCTTTTGTCCGGGAACCTCGGCGGCGGGCGGCTCTGAGTATCTAGCCCTTTGGGCGTTTCTCTCAAGCTTCTCCGTTCCCACTCTTGCGTTGCCGCGTTTGTGTTCGTCCTTCGCCGTGTCCCCTTGACTGTCTTCATTATATAGTATCTACCGGTAGATATCAATAGACAGCATGAACAAATATCTACCGTTAGATTTGTGCATTATGTATCTACCGGTAGATTTCGATATGGTGTATAATATATTTACAAAAGTGAAGGGAGTTTGGTATGCCAGAAAAAACAGAAGCGCAAAAACGCGCACAGAAAAACTATATGGATAAATTCGTTCGTGTTGAAATCCGAATGACGGCAGAACAACGCGAAGAAGTCCAGGCACACGCCGAGGCGCACGGCGAAAGCACAAACGGTTTCATCAACCGTGCGATCTCCGAGACAATGGAGCGGGACAAGGCAGGCGGGGAATAGTCGTTCAGTGCACAAAATTGTGCAGCGAAATATTGCATTGGAGAAAAACAAGAAGCCGGGGAATAAACCTCGGCTTCTTGCTCTTTTTTAGGGGCGGTATGGGTTTTTGTATGGGTTTCTTCTGCAAACTCCAAAATGGGAGGAACGGAAAAGCAACTGAAAAGTTTCGTATAGACAGCAAAAACCGCTTAAATCATTTCGATTCAAGCGGTTAATGTTGGAGCTGCTGGGCAGATTCCAACTGCCGACCTCGTCATTACCAATGACGCGCTCTACCGACTGAGCTACAGTAGCATGGCTGTTTCAAACAGCTTCATCATTATAGCACAAAGGCGCGGTTTGTCAAGAGGAAAATCGAAATTTGTTCTAAAAAAATTATGGGTGCGGATCATGAAATTCTGCTTGCTTTTGGGGCGAAGGTGTGGTAGAATACCTAAGTCTGTGAAAAGGACGGTCCTCTGCCACGGCCGGCACTGCGGTGCAGCGGCATTTCCATGCGGCATGAACGTCTTAATTTGAAGGAGGACAACACTATGGATCTGATGAAGGCTCTGACAAGCCAGTACATGAAGAAGGAACTGCCCGAAATGAACGTCGGCGATACGGTTCGTGTTCATGTCAAAATCAAGGAAGGTTCCCGCGAGAGAATTCAGGTTTTCGAGGGCACCATCATTGCCAAGAAGCATGGCGGTATCGAGGAATCCATCACCGTTCGCCGCATTTCCTACGGCGTCGGCTGCGAGAAGGTTTTCCCGGTCCACGCGCCCAACGTTGTGGACGTCGAGACTGTCCGTCACGGCAAGGTCCGCAGAGCAAAGCTCTATTATCTGCGCGATCGTCTGGGCAAGGCCGCAAAGGTCAAGGAAAGAGTGTAACATCAAACCCGAAAAGAAGAGCCGCTCGGCTCTTCTTTTTCTATTCTCCGGCAGATTTCAAAATATCTACTTTCTTTCCGGCGGCAGATTTGCTA